TCGTTAGGTACAAGTTCTAGTACGCCTTTCTTACCTAGTGGGGCTAACATGTCTTTTGTAAGCGCGTCTAAACCTAACTGAGCCTGACGCCATAAAGCTACTATGTATGGATATGTTTGTCTGTACACCTCTATGATGTGCCGGGACTCATCCTCTGTGATGTCAGCACCAAACGTCTTAAGCTGTGCGCGAAACTTAACCGCACCCATGCCATATCCTGCGCCTAGAATTGTAGTCTTGCCAACAAATCTCTCTTCCTTAGTTATAGCGCTAACATCTTTACGGTAGATAGCACTCGCCATAATCTTATACACATCTTCACCGTTAGCAAACGCGGTTACTAAATCCTGCTGCCCTGCTAACCATGCAAGCACCCTCGCCTCAATCTGGCTCGAATCGGCATCAATAATATAGTAGCCTTCTGGAGCAATGATCGCTTTCTTTAACTTGTTACCATTAGCACCACGCGAAGGTAAGTTCTGTAAGTTCAAGTTATCGCTGCCACCCCAACGTCCTGTATGTGCTGCATAGTACTTAAGGGGTACGGGCATTAGCCCACGCTTGGCAATCCCGATGAATCGCTCAGTTCGAGTTTCTTCTAACGTAGATTTAGTACCTAACCGTGCAGCCACTAATGCTTGTACACGAACGTCAGGATGCCCAGCCAAAGCTTTAAACTCTTCGTCATTCTTAGCCAGAGCATATGTTTGCTTACCTGTAGCTGGTGACTCTTTCATTGGGGGTTCAACACCCAAACTTCTTAACAGGTCAGCAAACTTCGGGTTGCTGGCTAAGTCCTCTTTAGCGACACCTGCACTATTTAATAATGCGTATTTCTTATCCTGCACTTCTTCCAGATGCAGGTCGAGCAAAGGCAGGTTCAAATCTAGTTTCGGCTCAACGAACATACGTAGCGTCAAGTCGATTAGCTTCATTTCTTTCTTGGGGAATCCCCTCGCTATCATGGCACGGAACAACTTATAGGTTAGCTCCACATCATTAATACAGTAGTCACCGTATCGGCTTAGTTCGTCTTCAGCAAAATCTAGTCTGCGCTTACCTGTCGCGTTCAGCACCTCTGTGCCTTTCTCGCCTAGCTTGTACCGCTCGGCTAAGGCAGCGAGACTGCCACCTACTTCAACGCCATGTATTGCACGCCCCATACATAGTGTATCGGCGTATGCTTTCGGCTTGATCCCCAGCACTTGCGTCATGATGAATCCATCAAACATAGTATTGTGTGCGATCATCATCGCGTCTTGCCAAGGGTAGTATTCTAAAAACTTCTTAATCTGTGCGTGTGTACCACTAGCCCACTCTGTATCACCATCATTAAGTTTGACTGCTACACCGATAATTTCAAACCTATCATCTCTGACATACTCTTCTGTTGTCATCTTAGATAGACTAAACGCACTCTTGTCATAGTACGTTTCAAAATCTACTGTTAATAAGTTCAAGTGTTCTTCTCCTTCATCTTTGCGGAATTTTTCACATACAACTTTTTAACAAGATTAGTTATTACATCGTATTCTTCTTGAGTCATGGTAGTACGCATTTCATCATAACCTTCTAACTTGATGCAAAGTTGATAAGATTCAGTCGTCAAATCAAAACCGGCTTTGTAACCAAGACAGATGTTGTTCATGTGTTCTTCTCCTTTAGTTTGGCTTCTGCCCATCTAGCACCATGAATAAAATCAAAGTTATGCGTTCTATGGTCTTTCATATCTTCATCCGTCAGCCCAACCCAGTCTTTAGGATGATCGTACAAAGGCACTCCCGCAGAACCATCGGTGACTTCTCGCCAAATACCATCGGTAAACTTGGCAAATCTGCCAACAGGCTTATCAGTTCGTTCGTTCATAGTTCAACTCCGAAATGTTCTTTAATCTTCTCAATCGCTTTTTCAGTAGCACCCCTATCGGTTCTATCACCAAATACTTCATTTGCTTTTCCAATGTAGTCAATCTCGTTGATACATTCCTGCACAATCAACTCGGCGAACTTTTCCTTGTCAAAGAAGTAATATCCGATTTCTTTGGTTTCAGCCTGTTCGGCAAGTTGCTTAATTCGTTCGTTCATTCTTTTGCCCTCTGGTTGGTCATGTTTTCTTATCCTCTACTTGTCCCCTTGCTCTGATTTGATTTGCAATTCCCACTGCTGTGCCGTTTTGAGGTGGGTGAGAAGTCAAACTTATGTACATTGCATAGCGTTGCTTTTCAGCAATTTCAATACACGCCTCACGCTCATGCTCTGCTACCAGTTTGGCAAAGCGCTCAAGGGCTGGCGCATATAGGTTTGCAGAAGCATGGCCCCAATCAGCATCTATTGCCATCTCAATGATTTCATCTTGTGTCATGTGTTCTTCTCCTTTAGTTTCGTTCATCTCTTCAGCACCTCATCTAGCTTCATCTTATAGTGCTTGGCTTTGTCAAGGTCTACGCTTGCTTCGCCTTTATGTCCGGCACGGAAAACATATTTAAGATAGTTACCTTTCAAGAACCCAACAAACTCTTCGGGTGTAAGTAATGTCTCCATCACATCCCACGGTTGTACAAGCATATCTTTATAGTGTGTGCCACCTACCTGCATATCATCTGCTTTCATTCCATCTGTCTCCTGTTTTTTATCCCTGCGATGCCCGTCTTATCTTTGTTTCTTGCGTCTAACATCTTATCGGCAATGAAGTAACAGTCTCTTGCATCTTCGTCTTCTTCGCCGCGATGCCACGCCATCTTTAACATAGCGAACGCGGCAAAGAAATCTCTCAGGTCGTCGTCATTCATTTAATCTCCTTTTTCTTTATACCCGAAGCCTTACGCAAGTCAGAAGAATGTAGCTTCTTAATATATTTATCCTTGATCTGCCCTGCTTCTTTGGCAATCTTCGCAGCCTTCTTACGCTTAACAAACTTATCGTCACTCGTAACGAAACCGCGCTTTACTTTCTTGTCGGGAATATGTTCTTTGGCTTCTAGCTGATCGTGCGCCCACTTTTTACTGGGTGCTTCAATAATAATCCCTGTATCTTTCTCTTTAATCGCGGGTGCAACAATCTTTTTAGCCATGTTAATCTTCCTTGTAAGGGTATTTACGGGTAAATGCTTTAGCTAGTTTTAGCTCAAGATATTCTACAACTGCTTCCGAGTTCAGATACATGATCTTGGCTTGTTCTAGTTCATCTTGAACACGGCTCAACAATGCCCGTGCGCTTGCTAACTCGTTGCACACTTGCGCGTACTTCTCGCTAAGTTCTTTATGGTAGCGTTGCCATACGCGTACATCGTCTGCGGGTTTAGCTTTCACTTTCTTTGTTTTCACTGCATCAATATTTTTAAGTAGGCCAACGTGGGGGTTTGGGGCGTGTCCATTAATATCTTGGTACGTGGTAACAGACGTGTCGGTTTTTGAACCTCCGTTAGTGACTACTAACAAGTTCCACCCCTTTTTCTTAACTTGTGATCGCAGCACATATAAACGTGCTTTAGGAATACCTAACTGTTCAGCCATAGCTTCTACTGACATTTGGGGTTGAGCTTGCATTAGTTCTGCTACGCGTGCTACTTGTGATTGCTTCTTCATTCTAAGTTCTCCATGATTTGTAAAAGTATTTCTATGTCATCTTCCCGCACTACTATTGGCACACCCCCTGCGTCCATCAACCTGCTAAGGTTTAACTTCTGCAATTCGGTTAGCTGTCCTTTTCCTGCTTTAGTTTCTATGCCGATAAACCTTCCCTTGAAACAAACTAAAAAGTCTGGTGCGCCCTGCGTACCATAACCGCCCGTAACTGGCATCACATAGTATGCGCCAAGCCTATCAAGCACCTGACGCACACTACGCTTCACCTTACCTTCCGGTGTCGTCACCATCTTCTTCCTTGAATATCCAAAACTTATTATTAGTTAACCGCCTACCGATGGGTTTAATATCATCAGTAGGCGGCTCCATAATATATAAAACCGCAAGTTTCTCTTGCGCCCATATCGGCATGTCCCCAATAGAATCGTAGTCCTTACTAAGCTGTGGATTAAATCTATCTACTTCGTCATAGCAAAATGTAGTGACCGACGCATCGGGGGATACCCATATACTATAGGTGAGCATAGAGTTATGAATCCCACTCCATAAACACATCAATGTTTTTACTTTTATCTAGGTGCGTAACAAATATACTCGCCTCGTAACGCTTGGTCTTGTATCTGCCCGCGCCAAATATTTCGTGGCAACATGTGCTTAGAGTCCTAGCAAAGTAAAAAGGATCATAGTGCAACGTATCAATGATTGCACTGTCTCCTGTTTCTATTAACTTAAGCTGTGGTTCTATAAGATCACGTAGTTCTTTAATACTGTAGGGGTTCCTGTCGCTCTCTGCTTTTACCTTAACTTCTTTAATAGGTGCTATCTCTAACTCACCTACGATCTTGCCATCCTCAAGTTGAATAGCGTACTTGAGTTTAAGTGTATCCAACCTACGTATAGCATCTTGTAAAATGTCCGCATGAATGGGATTCATTTCTTGTTTCTCCTTTGTCCAGTTAGTTGTGCAATACGCTCGTCACATATCGCATTGTCTAATGCTTGTGCTTCTATCTCTTCCTTAAGTCTGTCGATCTTATTATGTTGATCGACTAGACCTATCACGCAAAGTAATACTATGAATACTAATGCACCTACAATACCTGCTAGTGTTTGCTCAGTATTCATACTGCCCTCCCATCTGTCTCAATCCAGTATGTGTTCTCGTCAATCTTCTGCCCAACACGCGGCACGTACTGATAATCATCTAAGATACTAAGGACAGATATACTTCCGGCAATCGTACTAGGCAGTTCATCTACACGATAAGAAGTTGTCTTACCATCTGTAGCCACGCTATAGTTCCTACGCAAGTCGCGTGCTGTAGATACGTCTGCATAAACATTATCGCCGACCCTACGGAAACGAACAAACACACCCATGATATTACGTGATTGTTCTTCTTGCACATTACCAGTAAGCTCAAGAATATTACTTGCTAGTTCCTTGAACCCTGATGTCTTAAACTCTACACCCAAATGCTTCAAATGTAAAATCTCTTCTAACAAATAACCACCGTTTGATACATCTCTCAAAGCCTCTTCTAGCTTTTGCTTTGCCACCGATGTACTTGTATATACCTTGTGCTGCATATCTGAGTAACATATTTCCATTAGCTCTCTGTGTGTATACGGCACAATATATTTACACGCGTTCTTAACTGCTTTATCTATCGTAGCAGTCAAAGACATATAGTACTGCCCACGATATGGTTTGAATTTATCGTTCTGTATCTTACGGCTATACACACCATAAGAATCTTTAGCCTTACCCACCTGATAATCTTTATAGCCTATACGACCCAACGATATGGGGAAGTCATCTGTATATACTTCAAACTCTCCCACTATATGTATCCAATGCTGCGCACCTGCATCATCATTAAGCACCCTACCCCTAGTATCGTTCGGGAAGAACTTTAGTTTCGGCATCACCCCCCTAACTTGTGTAGCAAACGCAAGTAACTCTTGTGGTACAGGATAACCATCAAACATGTATGCCCACCCTGCATCTCGTGCCGTTTGCTTAATATCTTCATACCGCTGCATTCCGTCAAGGTCTTTGTACATCTGTTTTACTAACTTTGTTTCTGCGCTCATCTTTGTATCTCCTTGGTTAATTTTTCGAACACTGTTCGAATTTAGATATGTACTACTACACCACTGCTTGGTTTTGCTGACTTGTTATCCTTGATACACCACAACACAGGGCACGACCACACACCCCATGACCCACCTAGATAGCCATCGGTTAAGACAACCACACACTCTGGCTTGATACCATACTCGTTCATATACATTGGCACACAGGTAACATCGGTGCCTCCCCCGCCCACAGGTTTAGTACTACGTGCTAAGTTGTTTATCGAATCCTCCATGTACACCTCGGCTCGGCAGACCAACGTATCCCAGTACAGCACCCGAACTTTACGTGGCTTGATCTGTTCACATATACCGGCTACCTCACCTAAGAATGTAGACAGGAACACATCATCAATAGACCCCGATGTATCTATTGCTATCACGATCTCATCTACAGTCTCGCTGATGCTGCTCGGCATTAACACATCCATGCCTATGTACTTGCGGTTAGGTTTACGCCATGTCGAGTAGTCCTTACCTGCACAAGTTGTTGTCACGAAGTCACGCAGTAGCTCACGCCAGTCACGCGTGGTTTGCATTAGCTCGTTAAGATCACGCTGACCACCTGACCCCACCTTACCTGCAAGCACCGCACCCTGACGTATCGCCTCATCAATTTCTTTAGCTAAGTCTTTTATCTCATCCTCGCTTAACTTACCTGCACCTTCCCAATCATGCTCGTCCATGCCACCATCACCTTCGCCTCCACCCTCGCCACCTCCACCATCACCACCCTCTTCTTCTGGTAACAAGTCAAACACTTGCTGTGCATCCATGCCCGCATACTGACGATCTAACAACCCACACTTCGGCATACTAATGAATCCGGCATTGTGTGCTTTCGTATCGACTAGCTTTAAGTTGATCACGTAGTCACATGCTTTGTTAGCACGTCTATGATTCTTGTCGTGCAGATGTTTCCACGTATTTAAGTGCCGATACATCTTGTGATAATTCTCGTGCAGTATTAAGAACCTAAACTCTGCATCGTTAAGATCATCTACGAACGCACGCCCATACTCTTCATCACGCCCGTTAGTACGTGCAGTCGGAATGTCCTCGACTATCTCTTTCTTACCAATCATAAGAACACCTGACAACCCCACGAACTCTTCATGCCCGATGATGTCGGTCATTGCTTTATGTAACCGCTGGGCAGCGGTAAGTTGTTTACCTATGCTTAACATGTTTGTATCTCCTTATTTTTTATCTGCGCTGAACATATAGTTGTTAGCCATGCACCATTCGGTAAACTTCTTACTGGTCATGACGATTGATTGTTTCTGATACTTGGGGTTACGTACCTGCATAGCAAACAAACCCTGTGCTTCTTTATCTAGTCTGCTGAGGTATGTCATCCACGGATCGACAAACTCACGGCTCATTGTTGCTAGTGCGCGGTAGACCACCATCACTACACCTGACGCTGACGTTGGTATCTTTGCACTATCGGGATCATTCTTAATATCTTCTTGACGTGGTAGCTCATCAACCAGTCGGATGTATGCACCCAAGTCGCTACCTGCACGATCACCTATCGTGCCTATCAGGTTAGACCTTAGTGCGTTGTCGCTGATCTTGTCCTTAGCCCACAACCAATGCGATGCTAACTCTAATGATCTCGGTGTGACGAACGCCGCACGTTGTGCTTGCGGATGATAGATATACGGATTACCACCTGTCTCATCGTCTGGCTTATCCACTTCCTCGAATGACTGGAATAACTGATTGCCATTCTCCTTAACCCATAAGATCATTGACGGATGTATCCCTGCGTTGAACGCATAGTTCTCAATCCATTCTGTTGACGTGGGCTTCTTCATCCGCACTACTGTGATGCGGTTGCGATGATGCGGCATCAACAAGTCACCTACTCCCTCTGCACCTAGGTTAGTCGTTGCAAAGATAATAGAACCTTCGGGTAATTTCTTTGTACCCATCGTGCGCTCTAACATGATACGCATCATGCCATTCTTGACCGATGGGTTCGCCTTACCAAACTCGTCAATCATTAAGATCACGGGCTTGTTGTGATGTATACCCATCTCTTCGTTAGGTATAAATTTCACGAAGTTGTCTGTGTCATCATCTCTTAGTATCTTAGGTAACATAAGATCACCTAAGTCCTTAGTCGTACAGTCAAAGTAACACGGCACATGCGTAGGGAACTGCTTTGCAAGCACCTTAAGTATTGATGACTTACCTGTACCCATGTGACCCTGTACAAGAGTTGTTACAATGTGACCTGTCGCTGCAATCGAATCGACTACTTCGTCTAAGGTCTGTGCGAATAACATGTCTGCTGATTGTTTCATGATGTATCTCCTTGGTTTAAGTTGTTACCACTCGAACTGCTTCAATAGATCGTCTACCTTACCTTTCACATCTTGACGGAACGCATTGTCCTCACGCAGTCCATCCGGTGTGACCCCACTTAGTACTGCTTCAATCTGCACCTTCGCTTGTTTCATCTTCGGATCGCCTGTGATGTTGAACTTATCTAGCAAGTCAATCATCTCTCGCACGTTACCTACTAGGCTGTCGCGGAAGATTTGTTTCTGCTCACCTGCTAACTTCTCACTCATACTCTTCAGTGCTTCGTGTGTGCGCTCCCATACATCGGAATACGCTTTGTCTAGTTGCTCCTTGTAGTACATGGAATAACTATCGTTAAGATATTGCAGTGCCTCATTACCAACGTTGACCCGGAAATCACCTACTTCTGGCACAGGTAAATACTTTAACGATACCCCGAACTTAGATTTGAACTCCTCAACATCGGGATAGTTGTCTGCTTTGAACATGGCACCGAGTTTGGTTTGGGCACGGGCAATCATGTTAGGTAAGTCCTTCGCGCACTCCTCGACTA